CGGCAGCCGGGTGATAGGGTTCAGTACAGACGATCCCGGCAGGTTTGAGGGTTGGCACGCTGATAACCTGCTGATGATAATTGACGAGGCTAAGACGGTGAAGGATGAGATCTTTATGGCACTGGAACGATGCCAGCCAAATAGGGTTTTACTGATGTCATCACCGGGAGGCTGTAAGGGACAGTTTTATAGATGTTTTAGTAAGGAACAGGATTTCTGGGATCTGCATACGGTGACAGCCTATGACTGTCCGCATATAGAGCCGGAGTGGATTGAGCAGCAGATAGAGAAGTGGGGAGCTAGTCACCCACTGATTGCCTCGATGATCAGGGCGGAGTTTATGGAGGAGTCAGGAGAGAGCACAGTGATCCCTTGGGACAGCCTGATGCACTGTCTGGAGAATCCTCCCAAGAAGCAGAAGGGTGAGGTAGTGGCTGCTGTAGACTTTGCAGCCGGCAGTGATGAGAATGTTCTCTGTATCAGGAACGGCAATCACATTACCAAGCTACTAAGCTGGCGGGATAAGAATACGATGGCAGCCTGTGGCAGGTTTGCCTTGGAGTTTGAAAGGGCAGGGCTGAAGCCTCAACAGATCTTTTGTGATGCTGGAGGCTTGGGTTTGCCAATGGCACAGCAGTTGGCAGAGATGGGGTGGGAGATGCACCAGATCAATCTGGGCAGTAGAGCCTACGAACCTGACAGGTTTGCGAACAGATCGGCAGAGATGTGGTTTAACGCAGCCAGACAGATCGAGAAGGCGGATATTGTTGTGCCTGATGACGAGATCCTGCACGCCCAGCTAACCAACAGGAGAGTGGCAACTACAAAGACCGGAAAGCTAAATCTGGAGAGTAAAGCTGAGTGTAGATCCAGAGGCTTCAGTAGCCCTGACAGGGCTGATGCCTTTGTTATGGCAGCCTCCTACACTTCGGAGTTTCTAATGCAGGAGGGGCCAAGGCAGGCCACTCTGGAGGATATATTTGAGGAGGGGCTGCTGGAGCTGAGTGGAGAGAATCAACTAATCAATTCAATGGGGATCAACACAGGATGATAGGAATAATTAGAGTAATACTGGAGATATTAAAAGAGGCTTTTGGTTATGCAAAAGAAACAGAAAAAACACAGATACAGAAGCAGGCTGCTGATCGCCGGGATTCTAAGCGCAATCGCCTTAACAAGTGGATGCAAGACCCCGATTCAGTTGGACAACACAAAGACCCTGATTGAGCAGAATCATAAAGGTTTTTGGGATGCCATAAACTCCAGCCCTGAAGGCCGGAAGTTTGTGGAGGACACTCTGGAGACGATTATTGTCCTAGAGTATGAGATAGAGAAGGCGGTGGAGTGAGCTGGATGCAGATAATCGGACTGAGCGGAACCAAGCGAAGCGGCAAAGATACGGTCTGCCGGCTGATGCAGGAGGTCACCAGAAAGGGCCGGCTCAAGCGGGAGGCATTTGCTGACAACCTCAAGCAGGAGGTTGCTGAGATGCTGAAGGTCAAGGTGGAGATGATCGAGCAGGACAAGGAGAGGTTTCGCCCTATGCTGCAGTGGTACGGGGCAGACTACTGCCGGCACTACTTCGGTAAATCCTACTGGATAGATCAGATGTTTGATAAAGTGAGATACAACTACGAGAACAAGCAGATCACTGTAATCACCGATGTCAGGTATCCCAATGAAGCCCACTTTATCCGAAGCAGGGGCGTTCTGGTAAACGTACAGAGAGACACAGGGCTGCAGGATTCACACAGCTCAGAGAACGCCCTGAAAGACTTTGATAGCTACGATTACACAATCAACAACAACGAAGGTTTGGAGGAACTGAAGGAAAAAGTGCAAAAGTTGTTTTGTGAAATTGAAGCTATTGCCTAGAGTGGCTGTGTTGACTGCGGTCTGATTTAGTTCTTATTCGCGGTTTACATATCTGTGTAGCCGTCCCCTTTTCTGAGGGGGCGGCTTTTTTTATGTCTCCAGAAGATCAAGCAACAGCATTCAGTCAGGATCTGGCTAAACTGATAGACAGGTACGCACAGGAGTTTGAGCTAAATTACGCAACGATTATCGGCGTGCTCCAGATGCACCAGACAGTTTTATCACTGGAGGCTGTTGCCGCCGGAGATGCGGACAAATAAATGCACAGAGAAAAATTAAACGCCAGTGTCCTGCAGGATCTGGCAGATCGTAGCCTCTGGGACACTCGTCAGAGGATGTTTTACGAGATGAGGCATCACGGTCTTCGTCGCAAGACGAAGCCTTGGCCAACTGCCTCAGATGTTCACTTTCCGCTGAGTGACTCAATCATCGAGAAACTCAAGCCCCACTATTTTCAGCAGCTATTCGCTACTGATCTGGTAGCCAGCTTTATCCCCAACAGCCCACAGGTGGCAGAGCTAACCACTGCGGCAGCGCAGTGGTTTGATCACCGCCTCAAGCAGAAGAGCAATCTGGAGACTGAGATCCTCACTGTGATCGACAGCACACTGGTGAGTGGCACGGGGTTGATGAAAGTGATTTGGAATCACCACAAGAAGTGTTTGGATTACTACGCTGTAGATCCCCAGCATCTAATTATTCCACCCAACACTAGGAGCTTGGAGACGGCTGACAGGATCACACAGGTGAGCACCTACACAGTGGAGGCTTACAAGCGTAACAAGACTCTGGATCAGGATCCTGAAGTGATCGAGCAGATCATTGGCAGCTACGATGAGGAAGCTGGGGATCTAACAACCAGAGAGATCAAGTACCAGCGGGAGGGTTTAACCTTCGACAGCAAGGGCCGGATCATCGTCTGGGAGGTTTACTATCGCTGCGAGGAATCAGGGGAGTGGAGGATCTGCACCTACTCACCTACACAGCCGGATCTGGATCTGCGTCCTGTGATGAAGATCCCGTATAACCACGGCAAACCTCCCTTTGTTGCTTTCCCTTACGAGATTAAGGATGCCGGCTATTACAGCAGCCGGGGAGTGGTGGAACAGGTAGCTGTATTTGAGGCACAGCTTTGCAAGCTGCTAAATGAGAAAAACGACGCAATGACTTTGTTTAATCAGCCTCTGTACCGTACCAGCAGGGAGATCCCCAACGCCGGCAATATCCGAATGTCACCGGGGCAGATCCTGCCCTACGACATCCAGCCGGTAGCACAGCAATCCCCTCCAATCAGCTTTGATCAGCAGATGAACCTGATGCGGGAGATTGCCCAGCAAAGGATCAGCACGCCGGACTTTGGGCTGAACCAGACGCTTGCCTTTCCAGAGCGCAGAACAGCCACAGAGGTCGAGGCAGTGAGCAGCCTGTACCAGCAGAGTACAGACTTGAGGATGCGGATCTTCCGCATTGCCTTGGGCAAGCTGTACCGGATGAGCTGGAGCCTGCTGCAGCAGTACGATTCAACAGATCTAAACTACTGGTATCTGGACACTGCACAGGAAGTACCGCAGGAGGCACTGGGGCAGAACTACACGATCCAGCCAACCGGATCCGCTGATGGGGTTAACAAGCAATTTCTGTTTAACAAGGCAATGAATCGCCTGCAGATGTTCAACAATGATCCCTTTATCAATCAGAGCCAACTCAGGAAGTCGGTGCTGGAAGCTGATGACGCGACACTGGTCAAGAGACTCTTTCAGGATCCAGATATACAAGCGTCTGATCAGGCTGAACAGCAGGCCGAAGAGATCGGCATACTGAGGCTTGGCTTCCCGGCACAGGTCAAGCCGGCTGATGATGATCTGGTGCATATCCAGACGGTGATGCAGTACATCCAACAGAGAGCTGCAGAAGGAGCTGCACCTGAGCCAATAGAGGGGCAGATGCTACAGCAACATTTGGCTGCACACGTTACGCAGTTGAAGGAGAAGGATCCCAAAGCCGGCAGGGAGATTGAGCGGGATCTAAACGAGTTTTTTGAGCAGGCAGCTCAAGCAGCAAATGAAGCGACTAACACAGATATGGAGAACGCTCAGGGCGTTCAACAGGAACAACGGATACCCGCAGCCGCAGGAGTGGAGTGATCAGGATACTGAGGCACTAAGAGCCTTCTTCAGTTCTTCCACAGGGCAGAAATTAAATAGTTCACTTCTACAGTTGCACCTGCACCAAATGGAAAGACTAATTTCGAGCAGCAAGTCGAACCTGCGTTATGAAGCAGGTTGGGCTGGAGGATTTAAGGGTGCTCTTGCATCTATCGACGGGCTAATGGTGAGACAACCAGAAAAGGCTCCGGTAGCTGAGGGAGTGACAGATGACCTAGCTTGGTTATTGAACCCTAGAAAATTCTAAAAATTTATGTCTGACACAGGTACAGTACAAGCTGGTGAGGTAGAAATCACACGCGATCAGCTATTGGGGCAGATTGCCGAAATAGACGGCAACGCCCCCGCGAGTGACACTGCGAGCACCCCAACCTCTGACAACGCAGCAGAGGAACCAACTAGCGAGACGGTCAACGTAGAAGACAAAGCCAAGGAAGAAGCTCCTGAGCCACAGGATGCGCCAGAAGAGCCTTCTGAGGAAAAACCAAAGTCGAAGTATACCAGAGCTAAGAAGAGCCAAGAGAGGGCTAATAAGAGCTGGAAGGAAGTAAACGCTGCCAAAGAGGACTTAAAGGCAGAGCAAGCAAAGTTGGCCGAAGAACGTCAACAGCTTGAAGCTAAAAAAGCAGATGCGTTTTCAGATATTCAGCAACGTAAGGAAGCCGCACAATTCACCCCAGATGACTACGAGCAGATCGCGAAGGAGTACCGGGAGGAAGGACGCGATGACCTTGCAGAGTTAGCACTACAAAAAGCTCAGACAGCTAGGGATACGATACAGCGGCAGGAAGTTCTCAACGCGCAGAGAACCGTTATGGAGCAATGGGAGGCCAATTTGAGCCAGCAGGTGAAGGATAATCCTGAACTGAAGGATCAAGACTCCGAACTGTACCAATACACTTCTGAACTGCTTGATCGAAAGAAGATTTTGGCAACCTACCCAGAGGGCATTAACGATGCAGTGGAAGCTGCCAAGGCGTTTCTCAAAGCGAAGAAAGCGGATGACTTGGAGGCCGAAGTAAATCGTCTCAAGAAAGAGAACGAGGAGCTAAACGGCAAACTACAACTAAACGGAACAACCGTTGACCAATCGGGTAGATTGGAATCCTTCGACGATATGACAGCAGAACGCCAAAGAAGCGAACTGCTCAAGATGGTGAAGGATCACGATCAACGGGGTGCAGTAATAAACCTATAAAAATAATATAGAACAATGGCAGGAATTACCGATACCGCTTCATCTGGCATCAGCAACAGTTTACAAGCGTATTTTAGTAAGGAACTTCTCAAGCAGATAGTTCAAAACATCGTTCTGGAACAGTTTGCTAAAAAGCAGGCTCTTCCAGAAAAGGCGGGGAAAAACTCAGTTAGGTTTTTCCGTTATGTAGAACCAAACACCACTGACATCAAGAGCCTTACTGAAGGTGACGGGCATACCTCAAGCACAGCTTGGGCCAAGGGTGCGTACAAAGAAATGACTCTTGAGTATGTTGACGTAGCACTCAGCCAGTAC